CAACCAGTTCTTTCAGGTCTTCAATCTGATCGTCATTGCCGAGATAATCTTCATCGTTCATCGGGTTTCTCATGGCTCTAGGCTCCTTCCTCTGTGGGTTAATCTCCTGTGGTGTGCTTAACGTCCGGGTTCTCACGTTGCAGCTTTCTGCGCCGTGCCCTGCGTCCTTTAACTGCGTGCGGCATCGTAGGTGGCTGCCGCCCTTTCCACTTCTTCGCTACGGTTCTTTCACTCACTATGTACATGCTTAATTTCCTTTCTTGGGTGTGGCGATTCCATGATGCGCCGGGGCGAGAGCGCGTTGCGCTGCTTCTACAGACCAGCCGATTGTTTTACACGCTGTTCCTGCATCTTCGTATTGCGCCGCCTGTGCGTTGTACTGGCTGGCCTTCGCGTCTAGCCCTTGGTGGATTTCGATACCGCCAGCAAGCAACCCTAAGCCTAGGGCGGTCATGCCGAATTGTTTTATGAGGTAATTAAGCATGCGGGTCGCTCCATGTTACGGCGTCATACTTCCCGGTAAAGACACCCCACGCAAGCACGAAACGCGCCCTTAACCATATACCTTGACTTTCGCCCCCGGTAAGACGGTTTCCGGTTAGATAAATTAGTGCTGGTTTCTTCATGCTCTTTCCTCCGCGTTGAAAATTACAGCGTCGATCATGGTTCTTATCATTACCGGAGCTTGATCGCCGTTAACGACATGCTCTCTTATCTGTTTAAGGACACAAAGCATATCGGGCGCGGCCCGGATTAACCGGGCGTTTGCAAGCGCTTCCTCACGGTTGTTTGGTAGCGGTGCGGTCATTCCATCTGTAACCGCAACCGTTTGACCGTCCGGGCCGCAGACAAAAGTATCCCCGCTTTCACCGAACCGCCACGGGCCGGGCGTATGTTTTGATATCGTCATAGGTCATCCCCGTTTTGTTCAGCTTCAAAGTTTATGCGGGCACTGTGCAGGATATCATGCGCAATCTCTTCACGTTCCCGGCGCGGGTATTCTCGCGTTGCGTGGTGGAGAAGATTTGTTATGAGGTCTTGCACGCTGCTAACATCGTCCGGGATATCGCACATAGAAAGCGCACGTTCGGCCCGTTCTATACAATCGTCGATATGTTCTTTTTGACGTTTGGTAAGGCGTTTCATTTCGCACCTGCCTTTTCCTGCGCCTCAATCCGAAAGGCTCCAAGATCGCCGGTGAATTCGCACGCATCGTTTGAACAGCTACAGCGGCTTTCATCGTCCCATTCTATATCGCCGTCACCATACGCGCCGTCATCGTTGACCCTGAATAGTTGAGTTCCTTCGATGAAGAATTCTTCTTCCTGCCCGCATTTCGGGCAACGGATTCCTTCAAGGCAGTTTGTATTTGCCATAGCCTACCTCTTACCAAAAGCGGCAGTGAATGCCGCCGCGAATTTCTCGCTATCAAGCCGCGTCTTCTTTGCGGCCTTGTCGCCTCCGTCGATAAGATTGAGGTGCTTTCCCGTGGTGGTTCCCCAATCGTTACGGTGCACAACGGTAGGGCTGCTACCTTTCTTGAAAGCAACAAGCGTTTGGTACGAGAACCAAAATAGATTGGAATCCGCATCGGTGAATTGAAGGCAATGCGCGCCGTAGTTACTCGACGAATAATTGCCATAACTGCGAAAGCTTGGAAGTGTTATTATCATGGCTCTAGGCTCCTGTCCTCTGTGGGTTGATCGGCGAGAATTATTTTTAATGCACTACTTGACCGGCGGAATTCGTAGATAGCAGACCGGCCCGGATTAACCAGTCTTCATAACCTTTATCAAAGTCACCCCTCTGATACCATGCGGAGTAGCTTTGTTCAAGTCTTTTATTTTCTTCATTTTCCGCCACTTGCGCGGCGTTAAACTTCATTCCGTTCTTATACATGGCTTGTCCTTTCTCGGCATGTTAAGGCGTCTTTCCAATCGGTCTAATGCCTGTTGTCCTATCCAGCTTGTCTTTAACCACCTGATAATTATATCCTTGGGCATTAACTCCAAGAAAGCTATTGCACGCGGGAATTCTAATGCGTTGTCTCTGTATACTGGCATGGTAGCAGTCTCCTTTATTTCCCAACCTCTGCATACTGGATATTATGTTTCTTTGCTCTTTCGGCAAAAATCCGCCTTACTTTATCTGTATCAAGTTCACCTCTAAAAAGTTCAAGACAACGCCAATCACCTTGGCTGAAATAATCGATTGCCGTTCCGACTTGGTTAGTGGTTATTTTAATTTGTAATCTCATGGCTCAAGCCCTCATTTGTTCAAGACGTTCACGGGTAAACCAAGGCTGATAGCGATTGTAAATGCGAAGATCATCGTAGCCTTGCCGTTGCAGTTCACGAAACAACGATTGATATTCCGCCACTGCAACCGGCTTTGTGTCTTCGTAGAATAGGGCTACAGAGGCCGCGCCGTGTTGTCCTATATTGCATGTAGCTAAGACAGGTTGCCGGGTTCATATCGCCCGCCAGCGTGGGGAATAAGGCGATTAGGTCACCGTCTTTGAATTTGCGAAAGATTACAGGGGTTGTCATGGTTTCACCTAGCAGTTAGCAAAAGGGTTTTTAGTGAGGCAGATTTGGGAACAGCCGTTTTCGAAAACTGTATGACGTTCGTATTCTATAACGCCTTCAGCTTCCAGAAATTCGGCTTCTCCTACTTCCACAAAATCACCTTCATTCTCTTCCGCTTCGCTATCCCAAGCGAAGAAACGCACATTGATATCTTTAATCATGATTGCACCTCATCCTGATTACGGGTGAGATACTCAACCGCCGCCGCAATTGTCTGATCTATATTAGCGCTTTCATTGACCGGCTTGAGAATATCAAAGCCGTCACTATCTTTCTCGCTGCGTGGGTGAAAGCCTTGAAGGATGACAATGTTACCCCCAAGAGCGAACACTTCAAAAGAAACGGTGTCGAGTCCGTTATCTTCATGTTCATTCTTTTCGCGGTTATAACGCAATGATCTTGCGCCCGCATCAAACAATGCGGCGCGGGCTTTATCAATACGCGGGGTTGGAAAGTATTTTGTCATTGGCTCTAGGCTCCTTACCTCTATGGGTTGTCTCTGCTACAATGGAAGGTAGCAAAGTTTAAACGAAATGTGCTTGCGTTGTTTGGCCTGTTTTTGAAACATTGTTACCTTTGATGGTAGCATACTATCAGGCTACAAGGTCGCTTAAATCCTCTTCTTCTATTGTTAACAGGTCACCTTTTTTAATCAACACGCCGCCCTTTAGCAGCGATTGCATAGCGCGGGTTAAATACTCGCGCCGCCTGTCTTTCTTGCCCGGAATCTTTTTAAATTTCTTAATGGTGTCTCCTATGATTAGATCAACCTGGGCTAAAGAGGGATGAGTTTGCTTAACGGTGTCAAGAATCGCCTGTTCCCAAGCGCCGAGCTTTTTATCCTGTATCGAGCTTGCGAATTCTTCCCCTGTTAATTCGCTATAACGTTCACGGCTAACATAGCCGGTTACTGTTTCACCCTCGGGCGTCTTAAACTCTAAAAGAACCGGGTCTCGAAATACAACGCGCCCTCGGCTAGTCTCACCAACCCACGCAACTATTTCTTTTCCTTTAGCATCGTCGCCTAGTCTATAGGCAACGGGGTCTATGATCTCTACATATTGACTTTTCGAACGTGAATAAGTTTTCATTGGTTGTCCTCTTTTAAGTGGCCTCTTGTCCTCTTATATAGTCTATCAGCGCCCTATTTGTCTAGTCCTCTTTTGCCCCTTACCCTACTCCGTAAGACCGCACCGTCCACAAGTCCCCAGTCCGTGCGGGCGAGGTATAAAACCCCTCGCGCTCGCACTCGCCGAGGCCGGGAGCCTACGTCGAGTAGCTCGCGCCTTGCCCTACGGCATGGAAATACCGCACGCCTCACGATACCTCATGCGGTTCCGTGCGGTCTCATGCGGTATCAGAATGTTTCAGACTGTGTTATGGAAAAATGAGCACGGGAATAATTAATAAAGAAATTGGTCCGGATTGCCTTGGTGGTTATGCAACACTCAATTGAAAATTAACTTGACTTCTAGTATGCTGTAACTATGGATCAATCACTTAGCTTAAATTCAGATGCCGATATCGCTGATTTGATCGATATCACACCACCTAAACCTAAGCGAAAGGGCAACCCTTTGCTTGTCAAAGGCTACGTGTTGAATCCCAATGGGAGAAATGGAAATGTCAACAAAGAAGAAAACAAAATCAAATGGCAAGACCCCGCATCCCGTGCCAGATACCTCCTCGAGAAATACACGCCGCATCAGATATTCAAGTTTGCTAATTCCAAAATCAAACACACGCCGTTAAGCACGCCGGATTACCAGCTTGTAAGACAGATAGCGCGCACCTTTGAAGACGGCGCGGAATTAGAACGATTCCAGAATAGAACGTTCGGTAAGGTTGCCGATAAGAGTATCAACCTCAACATCAACCTTGACGCAACGCCGGAACAACTAAGCGAGCGAGCGCTTGAGTTACTATCACGCATCACGCCTGATGACGAAGAGTAATCCTTATCGTGCTGCACACTGCACGCCGCGTTAGCCCTAGCGCCGCGCCGTTACGTGCGCGTTGAAAACATCTCATTGATAAAATCAATCCGGCACGAATTGAAATTTCAAACTAGAAGTTTCGTTCCTTGTGGCGCGTCCCATATGGTGTGGGAACGTTCACACTGGCACGGATTGATGCCGGGGTAGTCACCGGGGAGGGACCGTGCCAGATCATATGCCATTATACATTTGACCTTTACGGCTCTTCGAGCGTAAGGTCGGACAAACCCCTAGGAGTTTTTCAAAATGGGTAGGCCGTCTAAAAAATCCACCACAGGCAAAAAATTTGTGGGAAATTTTTCAGCAAATCCTGACCATATTGACGTTGGCTTACTACCCGGCACCGTAATCCGGATCAAATTGCCTCGCGGATTCAAGATACGAGGTCGTAAGAATGGACGCTGACGACAGCCAAAAACCTCCTGCAAACTCAAACATCACGGAATTTCCTGGTTACTACAACGGTGACCTGCCCGTCGGATACGTAATTGAAAATGTCAAACGCCGCGAGGACGAACTTGAGGACCTAATCTGCATCGGTGTGAATAAAGACACCCGGCGCCTTTACCTCACTTACACCATGCTTGACGTGCCCTATCTCTGCTACCTTCTGGAAAAATTGAAGAACGATATCATCAGTGGTAACATAGAGGGCATGGACAACAACCCGCCGAATCCAAATGGAAGACGATGATGAATTTGACGAGGATGAATTCGATCTGATCGGCGACGATCCGACCGAATTAAGCCCGCGTGAATTGCGCCGGCAGCGCTTCCGAAAAACACGGCGCGATCTGGCCCGGCTTGCACGCAATCTACCCAAGTTAGCGCGTGCCGATCAGGCCGTGGCGGTTAAGCTCTTTGACGACGCGGAAAAAACCGCGTGCGAACTTGATCTGGCGACGTTTTACAAATGCGTTTGGCCGCATCTCGATCCTGCGCCCTATAAGCATAATTGGCATGTCGATGCGACGGCCCGGCAAGCTGAAAAGCTCATCACCGGCGAGACCCGGAGGTTAGTCGTCAACCAGCCGCCACGGACCGGGAAGTCGAATCTCTTATCCGTCGTGCTACCATTGTGGATATGGATTCAGTCGGAGAAGGGTCCGATGTCCGGGCCGCATGTGAAGTTCCTTTGCGCATCCTATGGTCAATCGCTTTCGTTAAAGCATTCCGGTGATATGCGTAAAGTCATATCGTCGCCGTGGTTTCAGAAGCATTGGGGCCACCGGTTCAAACTCCTGGAGGACAGAAATGCGATTGGCTTCTTTGAAAACGACAAGGGCGGTTATCGATTATCTACGTCGGTTGGTGCCGGCCTCACCGGACAAGGCGGGGATTTCATCATCATCGACGATCCGCATAATACGCAAGACGTCGTTTCTGAAGCCGAAAGAACCGCCGCGATAAACTGGTATACGCAATCTTTATCGACGCGGCTGAACGATCCGAAAACCGGCGTGATGCTTCTGGTCATGCAGCGTCAGCATGAAGAGGATCTGACCGGTTACTTGATGGAACACGAGAACGATATGTGGGAACATTTTGTTCTTCGCATGCGCTACGAGAGCAATCCGTTTCTTGAATACGATCCGCGCGGGCTTGATGAATACGGCGAGCCGGTGGCGGATTTTACATCAGTTGAAGGCATGCTTCTCTGGCCGGATCGAATTCCGGAAGAGGAAGTTTTAAAGCTCGAAAGAACGCTCGGTACTTACGGCACGGCCGGCCAGTTACAGCAGCGGCCGGAACCGAAGGGCGGCGGCATCATCAAGACGGAACATTGGGGTTTATTCCCGCCTGTCGGTCAGGAGGATGAATGGAAGAAGGACGGCGTGATTTGCTGGCCGCCTTTGGAGTTCGTGGTGGCCTCACTCGACGGTGCGTACACCGAGAAGGAAGAAAACGATCCGTCCGGGTTTTCGGTTTGGGGGTTATGGTACGATCGGCTTGGTCTGCCGAAGGTGATCGCTATGAACGCCTGGGAAGATTTTCTGTCGTTTAACCCTCTCGTGATGCGTGTCGGCAATAACTGCCGGCGGTTTAAGGTCGATGTTTTACTGATCGAAGCCAAGGCATCCGGTATCTCGGCCGCGCAGGAAGTGCAGCGCATATTCGGCTCATCCGAATGGACGACGATATTGGTTACGCCAAAGGGCGACAAAGTAGCTCGGGCCATATCCGTGCAGGGTATTTTCGAAGAGAAAATCGTCATGGCGCCGGACCGCGATTGGGCGCAACTATTAATCGACCGGTTTGCTCAATTTCCCAAGGGAAAACGTAAAGATATCGTTGATAGCGGCACGCAAGCAATTCGCTGGATGCGCGATAACGGCTTGATTAAACGGCGCGATGAGCGTATGCGGGAAGTCAGTGACGCGTTGCCCCGGCCGGGCGATAGTTTAGCGGATTTGCCACCCTATGACGTTTGATGACAAATTGTATTTGTTGTGATATTCTGGCCCCTTCTTAACTGTCCAGCACACAGGAGTTCCCCATGAGCGAAGAGCAGCTTGACGAACACGAAGACGATTTGGTCGAGAAGGAAACCCCGGAAGAAGATGATACCGAGGAAGGTAGCGACGCCGAGGAAGAGGGCGATGCGGAAGAAAAAGCTCCGGAAGGAGAGCCAGACGAAACGCCTCCGACAAATCTCGTCACGAAAAGCGACGTTGATTGGGAAGCCGTCGGCCCTGAACTGGCGAGCGCTCTCAATAAAGTTATCTCTTCACATAAACACAAGACTGAAGACGGTTATACGTTCAGCGTTTCCGATGAGACGATGAGGCGTGTTCACGACGTTCTTGGGAGTGTAATTGCGTAAAGGTTGAATGACACTAGCGAGCGAAGCCGACACTCTAACGCTCCCTGAGAAAAAACACACCATTCGATATGATGCTGTGCCCCCGCCACCGTTGCCCGATGGGATAACGGTGTCGGTGGAGCACGGTGATGATGATGAAGAGCCGGGCGAGACCACTGAGAATGAAGATGGTTCGCTGACCTACAACGGTCCGGCCGAAAAAAAGAAAAAAGATAAAAGCGACGACCACGACGCCAATCTCGCCGAAGAAATGGACGAGACGGATTTAAATTCGCTTGCGTCCGATCTGCTCGAGGCGATTCAGGCGGACAAGGATAGTCGCAAAGATTGGGAAGACACCGCCAACAAAGGCATCGATCTTTTGGGCCTGAAGATCGAGGAAGCGCAATCGAACGTTACAGGCGGTGGCGGAAATATTTCGAAGGCCAAAGATTCTTTACTCCTCGAAGCTGTGCTTCGATATCAATCGAACTTCAACGCCGAGATGTTACCCGCCGACGGGCCGGTAAAAGTTCGAGATGATAAGACCGCGCTCCGTGCTGGAGGGGCCGGCGGGGTGGAAACTCCGCCCGCTCTCCCTGGAATTGGTCATAACGGCGGCCCGCCGATGGAACCGCCGCCTCCGATGACGGGGTTATCGCCGGGCGGCCCTATGGGCGGCTCCGCGCCGCCAACTCCACCACCGGGCGCATCGAATGGCGCTGTAATGCGCGGCGATCTCGCCGAGGCGTTACAGAAAGATTTCAATCATTATCTGACCGTGATCGATAAACCGTACTACTCGGACACCGATCGTATGAGCTTTTCGCAGGGTCTTATGGGCCTCGCATTCAAGAAAATTTACCGTGACCCGCTCGAGGAAAGACCGGTCTCGCGCTTCGTGATGGCGAACCATTTGATCGTCAACAATGGAGCTTCATCGCTTCATGACGCGAAGCGTATCACGCATGAGACACCTTCGATGTCGAAGGTGATGATGAAACGGATGATGCTCGCGGGTATATACCGCGATCTCGAGCTTTCGACGCCGGTATCGGACCCTGGCACTGTCGACGCCAAGATCAAAGAGACCGAAGGCATTCAGGCCCGCACCGATCGGCCCGAGGACAAGGATTATTACGTTTACGAATGTTATTGCTACCTCGATCTCAAGGGATACGAGCACGAAGAGAAGGGCGAAGCCACAGGTTTGCCGCTCCCTTATCGTGTCACGATTGAAAAAGACAGCCGCGAAATTCTCGAAATCCGCCGCGATTGGAAGAAGGACGACGAGAATTTCAAACGCCGCCGGCATTTCGTCAAATATCCGCTCTTCCCCGGCCTCGGCTTCTACGATTACGGTTTTGTTCATATCCTCGGCAACACCACACGCATTCTGTCGGCGATCGAATCGCTTATGGTCGATCAGGGCATGTTCGCGAACTTCCCCGGCGGTCTCATCGACAAGATGGCCGCGCGGCAGGAAAAGAATCAGATGCGCCCCGGCCCCGGTGGCTGGTTGCCGATCGATACCGGCGGTCGTCCCATCAATCAAGTCGCGATGGGTATGCCGTACAAGGACGTTTCCGCGAATTTAATGACGCTCGGTAAGGGCATCAAAGACGATGCTCGCAAGCTCGGATCGATTTCAGAACTGCCGCTCGGCGAAGGCCGCGCCGATATGCCGGTCGGCACCGTCATCGCCATGATCGAGCAGAACACCAAGCTTTTGAGCGCGGTGCATAAGCGCAACCACGCTGCGCAGCAGGAAGAATTTGAGATCCTTCATGAACTGTTCATGGAAGATCCGGAGTCATTGACGAAACTGTCCGACGATCCAAACCATGATTGGCAGGACGAAGCCGAGTTGAAGGATATCAAGCTCGTGCCGGCGTCCGATCCGAATGTTTCATCGCACATCATGCGCATCGCCCGCGCGCAAGCGGTTCTTCAGATCGTTCAGCAAGCGCCGCCGGGATTGATGAACGCGAAGGAAGCGATCACGCGCGCGCTGCGAGTTATGGGTGAAGAGGATATCGAAGCCTTGTTCCTGCCGCCTCAACCGCCCGGTGGCGGCGCGCCTCCGCCGCACGTTATCGACGCTCAGGCCAAACTTGCCGCGCTGAAACAGAAGGGCATATCGGACCAGCAGAACAATCAGAGCAAGTTGCAGATGCAAGCGATGGAAATGCAGGACCACGCCGCCGACCGCCAATCGAAAGAAACGATCGAGCGCGAGAGAATGGCGCAGCAAGCGATGAAAGATGCACGGGAATTCGCCTCCGACGTGACGCCGCCGGACGGTTTATTGCCGCCGGATATGGGCGCCAGGCCGCCGAGCGTCGGGGGATGATTGTAAACTTTAAGCCCGAACATTGTAAACTTTAAGTGGGAACCTTGTAACCTTTAACTGACGGAGAGTGCGATGAAAAAAGACGGCGATTACGATAACTGGAAGTCCGAAAGCGACGCCGGTTACGATAAAGTCAAAGCTCGCCACGACCATAGCGATAAGGCAAAAGGCATGCTTCGTCGCGGCGGTTATGCCCGTGGTGGCGGAGTCGGCGCAGCGCGCAAGCACCCGTTGGCTCTTCACACCGATACGAAGGGTGAAGGTTCGGCTCTGAAAGGCGCCAAGAAACGCGCAGCGAAGCTCGCCACCGGTGGCAAGGTCAGAGGCGACAAGCCGAAAGCGCGTCCCGATAAAATGGCGCGCGGTGGATCGAAACCTCACGGTCACACCAAGGTCAACATCAATGTCGGCGCTGGTGAACAGGAAAAGAAACAGGCGATGCAAGCTGGCGTTCAGTTAGGCGCGAAGATGGCGGCGGCGAAGATGGCCGGTATGCCGCGTCCCGGCGCCGGTGCGCCGATGCAAGCACGTCCGATGGGTCCACCTCCGGGCGCAGGTCCAGGCATGCCTCCTCCCGGCGGTCCGCCCGGAGCCGGTGGTCCTCCGATGGCTGCGCGCGGCGGTCGCATGTATGCGAGCGGCGGCAAGGTCGGTCCGAAGCGCGTGAAAGGCGTTCCGCATCTCGACGGGGGTGCCGGCGGCGCTAAGGGTCGCCTTGAAAAAGTGAAAGAATACGGAACGAAACCGAAAAAATAATTTCGGCGTCGTTACCGGATAGATTGGAATCGGGGCATGAGCTTCTTGACATGCTACCATCTGAGGCATTACATCTCGGTCTATGCCCGAACTGTTCTCGCCGCGCGCCTTAGAGTATCGACCTGAGCATCATCGGTCTGCGTCCTGGTTCGCGACGCTTTGCAAGATACTGAACAAGCCGAAACTGGATCTCACTTGCCACCTTCAGAGCGACGGATCTCAGATTTTTGTATTCGGTGAAGAGCATGGCCGGGATTTTACTTACCGGATTCAGGTTTGGCCTAACGGCGATGTCAAGGGGGGCAGAGATGTCAAAAACAGTGAGTAAACGTTTGACAGCCGCCGAACGTCAACGCCGCTATCGTGCTAAATATCCTGGTCGGAGTGCTGAGAATTGGCGTAGATACGCAGCTTCCGAAAAAGGTACGTTAACGGTTCTCTTGAATTATGCGCACGATCGCTCTCAAAGAGAAGGCGTAGAGTTTTCTTTATCGCGCGACTGGTTAGCGAAACAACTGGTTCAAGGGTGTGCTCTTAGTGGGATTGCTTTTGTTAGACAATTAGGAGGAGGTAGGCACCCTTTTGCCCCGAGCATAGATCGTATTAAAGCTGGCGGTGGGTATACCCATAAAAATTGTCGCGTTATTTGTTTGGCGCTGAATCAAGCTCTTTCTAATTGGGGTGATGAAGTTTATTTCACCCTCGCAGAGATGTCACTTAAACGGAGGGAAAATGTCAGAAAATAAAATTGAAGAACCTGTCGATGACGACGGCTTGACTGAACACGAGCGCGAATATCTGACGACGCCGCTCTCAAAATTGACTCCCGATCAGCGCATGAACGCCGTGATGATCCGGGAGAAACGTGACAATAAACGTTGGGCTGATAACGCCGCAGCCCGGGAAGCGGAGAAGAAAGCAAATGCACTCGCCGCTTAAACCCGAAATGAACGGTCAGTCGTTGTCTCCGAAGCCGAAGCTTGGCGAAGCGAAAGTTGAACGGCCGGAGATCATGTCGATTGAAACCAAGTTGAAATTCAACCGGCCGACCGTCGAAGCTACGTTTCAGCGCGCGAAATTTGAAGATCGTGATTTCGATAAGGACGGCAAGGTCATCGTCACTGAGATCTGTCGGCCGGCGAAGGAAGGCGAGAAGGCCGTGTTCTATCATGTTATTACGGGCATGAACTTCGTGGTCGATCATTACGAATGCGATGGGGTGATCCTATGACGCCGGCTGAACAAAAGAAATTTAACGAGATGGTTGTCCACACCGCGAAACGCGAACAGGTGTTGACGCGTGAAGTTTTAAGTTTAAAGAAACGCCTCGATATCGCCGAAAAGCGTCTCGAAAATACAATTGAAGCTTTGAAGCGCGGTCTCCCCCACATGAATTTGGGAGACAAGATATGAACACCGTTCC